TAACAAACACGCAAGTACAAGATGCCATAAACCAGGCTCTTGGAGGCGCGGGTATTTTAAGCGAAGCAGACATTGAAAGAATGCTGCAAGAGCAGATGGGCAATCAAAACATTGATTTAAGTGATTATGCAACAAGTTCAGACATTTCTGGTTTCTTAAGTCAAGAGCAAATATCCAAGATGATTGCAAACGCCCAGATGCAAGGCATGACCGAGGACCAAATCTTTAAGATGATTCAAGAGGCCACGGGCGGCCAAATGAGTGATGACGATATAAGCGAACTTATAGCCAACCAACTTGCTGGCCTAGAGGGCGAACTTGATGCCATGGAGCGACTCCAAGAGGGTTTTGCAAGCGCAGAAGAAGTACAAAACTGGATAGATCAAGCTCTTAGTGAAGGCTTCACCGCAGAACAAATACAGAGCATGATTGGCACCTATCTGGAAAACAACCCAATGGAAGGCGTGGACATTACAACAATTGAACAAATGATTGCTGATGCTACCGCAGGGGTTCCAGGAATGGAAGAAATCCAGAGAATGATCGACGAAGGCTTAGCAAACGGTCTTTCTCCAGAAGAAATTAATCAAATGATTTCTGAGTATTTAGCCAGTAATCCAATAGAAGGAATTACAGCGGAGGGCGTACAGCAAATGATTGCTGATGCAATAGCCGCCGCTGGAGGCGGAGAAAGCGGAGAAGGAGGAATGTCCATGGAAGACATTCAAGCTTTACTTGATTCAGGTTATATGACCGCGGACCAGATTAATGAGCTGATGTCAGAGTCAGGGTATTTAGGACAAGAAGGTGTTGACTCTTCCGTACAAGCCGCTCTTGATGCAGCCTTGGGAGAAGGCGGCGCAATCAACTCAGCTATAGCCGCAGCAATGCAAAGTCAAGGCGGCGGACAAACACCTCCCCCTGATACAACACCTCCCCCTGATACAGGCATGAACTTTACTCAGCCCTACACTCCGGGAAGCTTTCCAACAAACCCTTATGGAGAGGTAGACCCCTATGCTTTGATGCAGGGACAATTTGCCGGAACAACGCCTTTTAGTGGAGGAGCAACAACGGGCGCAGAAACGCCAACGGGTCTAGGAACACTAAACCTTGGAGACCCCTCACAATACAACTTTGATATACCAACAACCCCGGGAGTAGACCTTTATCCTTCTGGAATAGACCCAAGATACTTTGACCCCCCTGCACCAAACCAAGGGATTCCCGAAAACCTTTTTTCAGACCCTAACCAAGACCCCAATAACCCAGATTTTTTTAACACGTACGGCGGATAAAGGAGAGAAGTTATTGACAGTTTAGATTTTGCTTATAAACTATTGAAAATAGTAAAAGAAAAGCAAGAAAGAGTACAAACGATGATGCTTAACGGCGAAGTAAAAGACTGGGAGCATTATCGCAATTTAACCGGACAGACAGAAGCCTTGTCTTATGTTATGGCCGAAATAGATACGTTACTAGAAAGATCAGGAGAATAAAACTGTGAGTGACGCCACCACCGCCCTTGAAGAGAAGTGGGCGCAAGAAGAGGCTAGTAAAGCGCCTTTAGAAAAAGCTTACGAAAAGATTGGAGAAAAGAAAACGGATGAGGAAAAGCTCAATCCAGAAAAACTTTCCTCCGATTTATTAAGCCAGTTGCCTAGTCCAACAGGGTGGAGAATACTCATTCTTCCCTATCGCGGAAAAACTCGAACAGAAGGCGGCATTTATCTCACAGAACAAACAGTGGAACGACAACAACTGTCCACGGTCCTCGGTTATGTATTAAAGGTTGGCCCTTTGGCGTACCAAGACGAACAAAAATTTCCAACAGGTCCTTGGTGCGAAGACGGCGATTGGGTGTTGTTTGGACGATATGCCGGTTCTCGTTTTGATATAGAAGGCGGCGAAGTAAAAATTCTTAACGACGATGAAATCATCGCTAAAGTAGAAGACCCAGAAGCAATTTTGCATAATTATTAACATGAGGAGTAAATCATGCCAGCACAAGAACTGACAAGAACTGACGAAGAAAAAATGGTGGACCTGGATGTTTCGGGCCCCGCTGTTGACGTCGAACTACCACAAGACGGCGCTCAAATCTCCGAAGTTTTAGAGAACGAAAAAGAAGAGATCCCTGAAATTAACGTTAAAGAAGTTCAGGAAGACAAAGAAGAGGAGCTTGAGAACTACAGCAAGAACGTAAAGACACGGATTAATAAGCTCACCGCTAAACTACGAGAAGCGGAGCGCAGAGAGAAGGCGGCGACACAGTTTGCCGAAAGCGTTAAAAAAGAGAACGAAGGACTTAAAACTAAGAACACCGCTTTGGATGGAAACTATATTGTAGAGTTTGCAAACCGCATTACCACAGAGACGGAAGCAGCCAAGCAATCCCTTAGACAAGCGACCGAAATGGACGATGTTGAAAAACAAGTCGAAGCGCAACAAAAACTGGCGCGACTCGCTGTTGAAGCACAAAACCTTAAAGGCCTAAATCAACAAAGAAAGAAACAGGAAGCAGTGTCTACGGTTACACTGGACCAAGCTGTTGCGAACAACCCTACAAACGAACAAGCTGCACCACCGGACCCAAAAGCGGAAGCATGGGCAGAGAAAAACGATTGGTTTGGTAACGATACCGCCATGACCATGACCAGTTTTGTAATTCACAGGCAATTAACAGAGGAAGAAGGGTTTGACGCCAGTGAAGATGAGTATTATGATGAGATAGATAAACGTATGAGATCAGAGTTCCCCCATAAATTTAATGGAGAAGCTACTGAAACTGAAATAGACACACGTCCCGCCCAAACGGTCGCTTCTGCAACTCGCAGTGCGAAAAGAGGGCGCGGCAAGAACACTGTGAGACTCACACCATCACAGGTTGCTATTGCCAAGAAATTAGGTGTGCCACTAGAAGAGTATGCAAAACACGTGAAGGAGTAAAGCATGACTAAAAAAACAGAAAACAACACTCGCGCTTCACGCGAGACCAGTACAAGAGAAAAACAAGCTCGACGTAAACCATGGTCTCCACCATCCGCACTGGATGCACCCCCGCCCCCTGAAGGCTATCGACATAGGTGGATAAGAACCGATGTCCGCGGACAATCTGACACGAAGAATATGTCAGCAAGACTCCGTGAAGGATATGAACCTGTGAGAGCAGATGAGTATCCGGACTTCGAAGCTCCCACCATTGAAGATGGTAAACACGCAGGATGTATTGGGGTAGGAGGGCTGATATTGGCTCGTATACCTGAAGAAACGGTCGAGGAAAGAGCTCACCATTTTAATCTCAAAACTGAGGGACAAATGGACGCTGTTGACAACGACTACTTCAGAGACGGATCACATCCCTCTATGTCGGTTTCTAAACCAAATCGGCAATCTCGTGTAACATTGGGCGGTAAGAGAGCGGCTGATAAGGCTTAACTTTTATCGGTAATTTAATATCATCTTATTTAGAGGACTAAATAAAAATGGCTAACGTAGATAAAGCCTTCGGGCTTCGTCCGTATAAAGGACTTAATGTTGGTTCGGCTGTACAGCAAGCTAATAAGTATAGTATTGATCCCTCCGGATACGGTACAAGCATCTTTCAAGGTGACTTGTGCATATTCGCAGGCGGATATATTAACAGAGCAGCGGCTAGTTCAGCTAACATAGTGGGTGTGTTTTCACATTGTTACTATGTTAATTCCAGCGGAGAGCCTACGTTTTCGAATTACTACCCTGCAAGCACAACTGCACTCGGAAGTGGCGCTATAGATGTATTCATCTATGACGACCCTAATCAAATGTTTGTTGTACAAGCAGACGGCGCATCGGCTGTTACCTGTATAGGTAGAAATGCTGATACCGACGGAATTGGTGGTAGTACGACTACGGGCGTAAGCACTCGAGAGCTCGACTCAAGCACAATCGCCACAACTCAAGGGCTTCAGCTCAAGATTGTTGGTGTGGTTCAAGATGATTCTAACGGAGATCTCACAGCGGATAATGCAAATTTGGTTGTAATAATCAATGAGCACGCTTACAGAGGTCCTGTGGCTGGAACTTAAGGAGTATAGATAATGGCAATAAGTAGAGCGCAACTCGTAAAAGAATTGCTACCTGGCTTGAATGCTCTCTTTGGACTAGAGTACGGTAGATATGACAACGAACATGAAGCAATTTATGACGTTGAATCAAGTGACCGCGCTTTTGAAGAAGAAGTTATGCTTACCGGTTTCGATGCAGCACCCGTTAAATCTGAAGGAGCAGGTGTAGCATTCGACTCAGCACAAGAAGCCTTTACCTCTAGGTATACCCATGAAACCATTGCTTTGGCGTTTTCAATTACTGAAGAAGCTATCGAAGATAATCTTTATGACAAATTGTCAGCAAGATACACTCGTGCGCTTGCAAGAAGTATGTCAAACACTAAGCAAGTAAAAGCAGCATCTGTCTTAAACAGAGCCTTTAACACAAGTTATTTAGGCGGCGACGGTAAAGAACTTTGCGCAACAGACCACCCAACTGTGGGTGGCGCTAATTTGCGTAATGAACTTTCTACCTCTGCTGACCTTAACGAAACTTCGTTAGAGCAAGCACTGATTGACATTGCAGCATTTACAGATGAGCGTGGACTAAAAGTAGCACTTCAAGGAATGAAACTAATCATCCCTAAAGAACTACAGTTCACCGCTGATAGGCTCATGGAATCACCTGGTCGTGTAGGAACTTCTGATAATGATATAAACGCTATTAAGAATATGGGCATGGTCCCTGAAGGCTATGTAGTGAATCATTATCTTACTGATACCGATGCCTGGTTCATTAAGACTGATTGTCCAAACGGTTTCAAAATGTTTAACCGTTCGCCAATCAAGACTTCAATGGAAGCAGACTTCGATACTGGTAATGTTCGATATAAGGCACGCGAAAGATATTCGTTTGGGTGGTCTGACCCCCGAGCAGTCTTTGGCAGCCCCGGAGCATAAAGCTAAATATGGAACCTCGCCGGGGGTTTCTTACTCAACCCGGCACACTTTCTCTTTCTTTTTGTATTTTTTCCAAGTAATATAGTTATTGTATCTAGGGATAACCTTGTCCTATCGACTGACCTAGCAGACAAGCCAAGACAATAGGACTTATTTTTTCGGAGAAAAAATTATGGCAAAATCAACCTTTTCAGGTCCAGTTAAATCACTAGCTGGCTTTATTTCGGCAGGAAACGCTAACGTAGTTAGTCTAACTGCTGACACAACTTTGACTGTTGCAGCACACG